TCGATACAGATAATCACATAGTCAATACTAATTTTCCTATTGTCATAACTTCTAATGAAGTCTTTATAAAAAAAGGAGACCCTATAGTACAGGTCATACCTTTCAAAAGAGATAGTTGGACAAGTGAAGTAGATAGTTATGATCTAAAAGAAAAACACAACTCTGTGATGTCTGTTTTGACAGAGATTAAATCTATCTACACAACAAAACTATGGAATCGCAAATATTATAGGTAGGTCATGTTAGGCTTTACAACACTTTCAGAGACGCCTCTAAGCCAAGCCACTACAGCTGCTTTGGCTCAGGCTTTTTTAAGCGCCTCTACTGGTCAGTCTGCTGTGGGTAGTTTACTATTTGATGCTGAAGCTTCCTTTACGTTACCTAGTGTTTCAGCTGTTGGTGCTAATTCCATACTGTTTGATGCTCAGGCATCTACTAATATTGTAGGATTGCTCTCTACTATCAGTATTAATGATGTTGTATCTAAGGGTGCAGCCAATATAACTCAACCCCCTGCTACAGCAACCTTCACAGCAGGTACGTTAGATTATCAAGGCATAGCACACATAACACCCACAGGTGCTTTCGTAACAGGTACAGCTGGTGACTTTGGTGATGTAGATGCACAAGCAAATATTACTACAGTAGGTACTAGCAGCAGTACTGCAGTAAATGACTTTGCTGATGTAACAGGTGGGGCTAATGTAACCCCTTCTAGTGCTACTGCTTTCCTTACTATTTACATTGGTAACTTTGCAGATGAGGATGCACAAGCTACAGCGTTTATACCACCTGCTGTAGGTGTATCTAGTGTCAAAGACGTTGACTTCTCAGCTAAATCTAATATAACTACAGGTAGTACTTCTGCTCTGTTTAGTGTTTCTACAACTGACCCAAAGTTAGAGGGTACGGGGAAAGCTACTGCTACGTTCTCTGGTACATTAGCTAACCTGTACAACAACCTAGCAGACTCTACTGCTGTAAAGTTCCCTTATCAAGACTACGCAGATGATTACAACAGAGCCAATACTCTTTATATTGTGCCCTATCAAGGTAGCAAAGAAGTACATGTGACTGAGCAGGACAGAACAGTTTACATTGAAAAACAACAAGGTAGCAATACCGTCTATATTGCAGCGTAAGGAATAATTATGTCATACAAATGGCCTGACAAAGATAAAGATGAGATTGTAGACTATAGTGTAGACTGGTCTCGCTTTCTTGGTGATGACACTCTATCTGCAGCTGTGTGGTTCATTAAGGATGCGGCTGGTGTTAAGACACAGGTTAGTGACGCTAGTGTAGTCAATGGATTGCAGTTCGTTAATGGTACACTTTCTGGTAAGGTATCTACTGCACGGTTTTCTTTGGGTACAAACAACATTAGATATACTATTACATGTCAGATTACTACAGGTTCTGGTCTGCAGTATGAGCGTAGTATCTTCCTACGTGTTAAGGAGAAATAAGAATGGCCTATGATTACATAAGCTTAGTTAACGATATTAATCGACGCCTTAACGAAGTAGAACTTACTACCTCTAATTTCTCTACTGCTACAGGGTATTACAGCTTCGCTAAGGATGCTGTTAACTCTGCTATCCGTCACATTAATCAAGAAGAGTTTGAGTGGCCGTGGAACCATGTAGAGGAAACAGAAGTTCTTGCTGTAGGTGAGGTACGTTATAGTATGCCTTACGATAGCAAAACCATCAACATGAACACCTTCCGTATCAAGCGTGACGCAGACCTTAACGTAGAAACAGTTAAACTAAAAGTTCTTACATACGAAGAATGGCTTGACAAGTTTGCTGATTATGAGTATAACTCTGAATCAAGTACACGTACAGTACCTAAGTATGTAGTACGTACACCTAGCCGAGAGCTTATCTTCTCACCTCCACCTGATAAAGAGTATGAAGTAATATATGAATACTTTCGTACAGGTTATGATCTAGAGTCTTCTACAGACGTACCTACTCTACCTGAACAGTATCGCTATACAATTGTAGATGGTGCTATGTACTATGTTTATCAGTTCCGTGGTGACACACAGGCTGCGCAATTATCACTACAGAAGTTTGAGCAAGGCATTAAACAACTCCGTAGCTTACACATTAATCGTACTGAATACCTGCGAGACACACGAGTGCATTTCTAATGGCTACACAATGGCAGACATTCCCTATTGAGTTTAAAGGTGGTCTCATCTCTAATCTCAGCCCTTTACAGCAGGGTACTAATGCTGTTGGTTCTGCTACTGTTCTGCAGAACTTTGAGGCATCTAGAGAAGGTGGCTATGCTAAGATCAAGGGTTACGAAAAGTTTAGTGATACAACTGTTCCTGGTACTGGCCCTATTCTAGCCTTAAGGGTTATTAGCTCTGGACGTATTATAGTAGCTAGGAAGAACGCTTCTAACGTAACAGAGTACTACTACGGTACAGGTACTACATGGACATCTATGGGCGCTAGACCCTTACTGGGTGGTAAAACTCGTAGTGCTATGTATAACCTAGATGGTAATGATAAGGTTATCTTTGTTGATGGTGTTAACTACCCTGCTATTTACAACACATCTGGTAACTCTATTACAGCTATAACCAGCTCTACAGATGTACTAGCTGCAGAGCATGTAGCCTTTTTTAAACACGCAGCGTTCTATTCCAAGGGTAACATTTTATTTCACGCAGCACCTCAAACTGCTGATAATTTTGCCCCTGGAGACCTTGCTGGGTCTATTGTTGTTGACGCTGATATAACAGGCTTAGCTGTCTTCCGAGATCAGCTCATCATCTTTACTACTGACAGTATTAAGCGTTTAACAGGTTCTACAGCAGCAGATTGGAATGTGGCCCCTATTACAGACCGTATGGGCTGCATCAATGGAGATACTATCCAAGAGGTTGGTGGTGACATCATGTACCTTGCACCAGATGGTATTCGCTTGCTAAGTGCTACGGATCGTATTGGTGACTTTGGTTTGGACATTGCATCTGATCCTATTGCTAAGGATGCTAGTACGTTCCTTGGCAGCACATCTAACTTTTCAGCTGTTCTTCTACGTGAGAAGGCTCAGTACCGAATCTTTTCATACATTGAGTCTGAACAGGATTCAGTTGCTAAAGGTTTGATAGCTACCAAGTTTGTATCTCAAGGCGCTTCAGGCATCAGCTGGTCTACTACGTTTGGCATCAAGGTCTATATAGCTGACAGTCGTTACTCAGGCACATCTGAAACTATCTCATTTGCTAATAATGATGGCTACGTCTATATTATGGATACGGGTTCAAGCTTTGACGGTTCTAATATTGATGCTTTATATGAATCGCCTTTCATGCCACTCTCTGATCCACAGGTACGTAAGTCCTTCTATAAGATGACATTATATGCTGAACCTACTGGACCTATGAGCCTAACCTTAAACATAAAATACGACTTTGATACTACTACAAACACAGGTGTTATCCAACCAAATTCACAAAGCATAGACAGTACAGGTACTGCTGTATTCTTGTATGGTTCCTCATCTGCTATTTATGGTACAGCAACCTATGGTGGTGAGCTTGACGTTGTATACAACACAAACCTAATCGGCTCAGGCAAGACTATAGCATTACGTGTAGAAGATCTTTCTACTAACCCTACATTCACTCTAGACACAGCCCTGCTAGAGTTCAGACAAAACGATAGACAGTAAGGACTAAAACATGGCAGGTTATACACGTCAATCTACAAATAATATTGTTAACAACAACGTCATTGATGCTGATGACTTAAATGCAGAATATAATGCACTTTCTGCAGCATTTAACGCATCTACAGGACATCCTCACGATGGTACTGCGGGTGGAGGTTCGCCCATCACTAAGGTAGGCCCAGCGCAAGACCTTATTGTTTCAGGTACTGCTCTTACGCCTAAGACTACTAACACTCTGGACTTAGGTACAGCCGCTGTACAATATAAGAATGCTTGGTTTGATGGTACTGTAGACACAGATGCCTTAACTGTATCAGAGAATGCTACAGTAGGTGGTACTCTAGGTGTCACGGGTGTACTTACTGCTACGGGTGGGGTTACGGGTGATATAACAGGAAACGTGACAGGCGATGTAACAGGTGGTGTTACTGGTGACGTAACTGGAAATTTAACTGGTAACGTAACTGGTAATGTAACTGGTGCTGTTACTGGCGATGTAACGGGCGACTTAACGGGTGATGTGACTGGAGATTTAACTGGTAACGTAACTGGTAACGTAACTGGAAATTTAACTGGTGATGTAACTGGTGCTGTTACTGGCGATGTAACAGGTAATGCAGTTACAGCAACAGCCCTACAAGCTTCTAGATCTATTGCAGGACAAAGTTTTAATGGTACTTCTGACATCACTATTGCAGCAACAGATCTATCTGATACAAATCAAGCGTTAGCTACTACATCAGATGTAACATTTAATGACCTTACTGTATCAGGTGACCTTACTGTATCAGGTACAACTACCACAGTTAATACTGAGACAATTAACTTAGCTGATAATATTATCACACTCAACAGTAATG